CAGCTGGTGCCGTCGGTGCTGAACTTGATGCCGGCATACAGTTTTCCGGTGAGCTTGGGCAGGACATCTGTTTTCAGTTCATCCCACTCGGCGCGGCTGATAGCCGATTTGAGATTGTAGCGCAGCCACAGGCCCAGACGCTGGATGTTGAAGTCGATGGGGTCATCGCCGATTTCATCTGCCACGCTGCGCTCGGTGAAGATGGTGCCGAGACTGGGGTTCGTGCGGTACCACGCTTCCACGTCGTGGGGGTCGGTCTGCTGCTCCACGCTCCATTCGGCCCAGCCGGTATTCTGGGTGTCGCCCCGCAGGGCAGCATTGCGCATTTTCAGGAACACCGTGCCGGAGGAGACCGGCGTGGGCGGGGTGCCGCAGAACAGGGTCTGCGGGTTCTCGCTGTCGGTGACAACATACTTCAGGGCACTGGCCTGATCGTCGGTGTATTCCTGTGCTTCGTCTACCACCAGCAGGTCGAAGCCCTCGCCCAGACCGCCCTTGGAAGAACGGGTGCGGAACTCAATGCGGCCTTCGCCATCTTCCAGCTGGATGTGCTCGCGGCCTACCGCCTGGATGGACTTGTACGGGATCTTCGCCTTGTCCAGCAGATGGCACAGACGCTCCCATGCCGCCCGGGAGGTTGTGGTGCGGTGGGCGGTGTGCAGGATGCTCTCGCCCTGCTGCAGGCCGTACAGCTCCCGAATGGCAGCAATCTCGTTTTTGCCGTTGCGGCGGGGCACGGCATAGCCGAACTTGGTGTGCACCCACAGATCATCCTCGTTGCGGGCAAGGATGTCATACAGGAGCAGCTCCTGCCATTGCTGGGCGGTGCGGCCGGTGGTGTTGTACAGGTCGATAGCATCCTGCCCGAGGGTCTTTGTGTAGGGTAGCACCACAGCGGCGGTAGGCGTCTGACGGCCCAGCCGCACATCGGCTGCCTGTTTTCGCGTCCGCGGCATGGTGGGCTGGCTTCCTCCTTCTTAGATATTGACGGCAAATCGAAAATATGGTATATAATAAATAGAGGTGCGCCTCCGCTATATGGTGGGGGCTCGACACCTCTATTTTTTTGCAATAAAATGCTGAACGGTGAGCAATGTATCTTTGCATATAACAAGGATATCCACGTCTTGCGTTGCGCTGGCAGTCAGCCTTTTTCGAAGAACTTCTTTCAACAAATCAACAGAAATCGTGTTCTGCCCATAGTTCAAGATAATGCCACCAGGATTCTCTTGAATTTGTTTCAGCCCATGCCGGACAGCACTGTTTGCGGATTTTTCGGTGGACGCTGTTTTTAAATCCCAGAGCTTTCCGTTCCAGATATAGTCCGGTGTCATCGCCTTATAATTATTTGCCTCGTTCAACAGCACAATGTCGCCGCCCAGATGGTCGTGCAGCCATTGTGCTGTTTTTACTTCATCGGCATGGCGCACCATGTCATAGCCGGTGTCATATGTAATGGATCCAATGCCCGGCGTGGCTGCCCGCAGATATTCCGGCAGGACATTCTGCAGCGGATCTTCTTTGGGCAGGCGCACTTTATTCGGAAGCGGCGTTTCCGTGAACTCTCTGCGCGCCTGAAGAACTTCCGGCTCCTCTGTCCATGTTTTGTTCCACACGTTCTGCCGCCTGCCCTCGCCGGGGTCGTATTCTACCCGGCAGCGGCAGCGCTCGTGGCGGCGGTAAACATCCTTCGGCACATGCGGGTAATCGTAAGTCCCGGCCAGTGCGCTGCACCACTTGCAGCAGTGGCTTTCGGCGGTGCGGATGACCCGGGGCTGCAGCCCGGCCTTGCCCTGAAACGAAACGTTCTTTTCAAGGGTGTCGTCCACCACCATGCGGGAGAAGGTGCGCACCGGTTCATCCAGTACCCACGCCGCATCCTTGAAGCGTTCTGCTTCGGACAGCTTATTCAGCAGGCCATTCACAGCGTCGGTGTTGAGCGCGGCATGCTGCGGGGCGATGCCGATGCCCGCCTGCTGGTTCAAAGCCAGCTGCACGGCAGCGGAAGCGTCCGCGATCAGGGCGTGGTCTTCTTCCAGCAGCGGGCGCACGACCCGGTCAGCAATGTTCCAGTAGAGCTTTCCGTCCGGCAGAATGTCGGCGGTCAGATTGCGGCGGAAGGCTTCGGCCAGCGCCGCACCCACACGCTCGGCATAGTCAGCAGCGGCAGCATAGGTATCGGCAGCAGGCGCTTCGTCGCCCAGCAGGGAGAGAAAGTCAGCCCGGATACGTTCCAGCAGCGCCGGGGCGATGTCTTTTTCGTCCATAGGCACCTCAGTTCTCGGTGCGGATGCCGGTCAGGTCGCGCAGATTCTCCTTGCCGAAGTAGCCCGGGATGGCGGTGTTGATCTTGCCCACGGCGTCACCGATGCCGGACAGCGTGGCGGCGTCCGGCTCGAACACCGGTTCCCACACGGGGCGGGTCAGGTAAAGCTGCTGGCGCTGGTAGGCAAAATCATCCCGCACGCAGGCAGCAAGGTATCCGGCATTCAAAAAGCCGCTGCCGAAGGTGCGCTGCGCCTTGCGGGCGGCCAGGCGCAGGCTCTCGTGGCTGGATTTGATGGCTTCGGCGCTGCTTGGATTGTCGGTGACAAAACCCAGGTCATCCAGCGTCAGGCCGGTCTCACCTGCGAATAGTGCAGCAAAGGTGCGCAGCTGTTCGGTGTAAGGACTCATGCTCTGCTGGGTGAACTGGCCCACCACCGGGTGGTCGCCGTCTTCGTCCTTTGTGATCTCCAACAGGCTGGAAATGGTGGCTTTCCATTTGTCCAGCTGGTCGGCTTCGTTGGAGGTGCCCAGCACATATTTCTGCGGGAAGGAATAGAACTCGGCGCTGATCTCGCTGCGCTTGAGGGTGCGCAGGGCACCCTGCTGCAATCCCATGCAGGCGCGGGAAATGCGGCTGTGCCCGAAGGGACGTTTTGCGTCCGGGCGGTATACGATGGGCACCAGCAGCGGGGCCGGTGCAGGGTTCGTCACCTGATACGGTTTCTCGCCTTTGGGGTAGTACCATGTACTGCCCGCGGTGAAGTAGGCTTCCAGCGTGGGCGTGCCGGTGTCGGGAGCGCTTTCCAGCACGGCATAGCCTTCCTTCAGCAAGCCGGTCACATCGTCCATCACACCGGTGGCATTTGCGCCGTCGATGACCTGCATCTGCGGGAAACCGCTGTCCTCATCCTTGTGGATGTACACAAAGCAGCAGCTGGAAATGAGCGCGGACAGCACGGCACTGTCAAACAGCACATCCGCGTTGTTCATGCGATAGATGGTGTTCAGGTCGAAGTTATCCTCCCGGAATTCCCGCCAGACCAGACGGTCGGCCAGCGTGTCCACAGCCTTGCCGCACCAGCCCAGCACTTCCGTGAAGGAGCGGAACTCCGGCGGCGTGACCATACCGAAGTCTTTGACAGCGTTTTTCATCTCATAGTATTTGTAGCGGGTCTGCACCCGCACCCGCTTTTGCAGCAGGCGGCGGCGCAGGTACGCCATGCCTTTCAGATCGCTCATAGGGCGGTGCTTTCTCCTTTCGCGAGAAAATATTCACAGTACGGTACGGGAAGGTCAGAGGGCACCCGGGGAGGGGGGCATCCCCCCCTATCCATGGTTTGCGTGTCCGTGGTTCTGCAGGCTGTCTCAGCGGCTACGGTAAGCCGCCCAGTCAGTACTCAGCGGCAGGGTCAGGGCGGCGTCTGTGTCCGGCTCGGTCTGTTTTTCCACAGGTGTAAACAGCTTGTCGCTTTTCTGTCGGTTGCACCAGAAATGCGCCAGCTGCAGATTTGCAAGGTCGCTGGGGTGGCCGCCTTTGGCGACTGGGATGATGTGGTCGATGCACGGCGAAAGCGGATGCGGAAACTTATAACTGAAATCCACAGGCTTGCCGCAGATGCCGCACACGGTTTGTGTGGCATAAATTTTCTTTTTGTTGCGCTCAAAGGCCAGACGGTGTGTGCCGTCCCGGTCTGGGCGCGTAACAGTCTTTGGCATGTGCAGCTCCTTGTGGTCGGATGGCCTGCCGTCTCTCATGGGGAGAGGGACTTTTGCAGGTGGGGGTGTTTCAAAGGGAGAGGGATAAAACGCCCCCGAGGTGCTTTGCAGGCCCGGGGTATGAAAAAAGCCGCCCATCAGGACGGCTCGGAAATGTTCAAGAAACCCGGCTGGTACATTCAGGCTGTTGGTCGGTAGGTGATCCTCTGTGTCAGCCGGGCAGCACAAAGCCCGCAGGATTGAAGGGAGTAAACCTTTCCTGCGGGCTCTTGCGATGATACTATTTTACCATGAAATCAGAGACATGTCACTGACGTCGTACTGACGTTTTACTGACATCTGTTACAGTTCCAGAGTGTCCACACCTTTGCGGTGGTGGCGGTAGACCTGCCGCACGCAGATGTTCATTTTCTGTGCAATCTGCTCCCAGTCTAGGAAACGGAGATACTTTAGCCGCAGCACCTCGTAATCCTTTGGGTCGTCTATATCTTCCAGCCGGGCCATAAGTTCGGCGTGGAGGTCATCACACAGCATGATCTGTGCATTCAAAGCCTTCTGAGCACGCTCAATACGTTCTACGGTTCGTGCCAGGCTTTGTCCATCGCTGTTACCGCCTGGCATTCCGGTTAACTGCTGCGTGGTACAGCCGGTATCATGTTCTGCTTCATCTAAATCATCTCGCAGGTGCTTGGCCTTTACCATAGCATCCCCGTACCGACTGAGCCAGCGTCTTTTTTCTTCGTAGGTCATCCCATCGCCTCCACCCGGACGAACACGCCGCAGGGGTCCGACCAGAATTTTTCTACGATCTCGCTGCACACCTGTGCATCGTCCGCCCAGAAGTGCAGGCGGGTCATCTCATCCTTGAGGGCTTTTTCCAGATTGTCAGTGTCCGGCTTGCTGGTGCGCCATGTGCCGTCCGGGTGCCGACCCTCGGTAGGGAAACACCACTTGACCAGCAGACGCACCGGCTGGCCTGCGGGGATAGGCTGCTGCGGTGCGTGGGGCGCAAGATAGGCGTGGAGCTTGGCACGGGCGGCTTTCAGTTCCGGGCTGTCGTGCAGCACCGCGTGCGGCTGCCCACCCTTCATGTAAGCGTGCAGCTGCTTTGCGTTGTGGGTGGTGGTGGGCGGCTGCATGGGGATAAAGAATTGCGTGTACATGGGGATCACCTCGTTCTTTCTTTTTCTGATGTGCGCCAACGTGATGGGGAGGGTCTCCGAATGGATGGGGGCTGTGTACGCCCCATCCTTCGGGATACCCCATCACAATTGCAGTTGCAGTTTTAGCTATTATATATAGGCTATTTTGCACTGCAAAATCTGCAGTCATAGCGGCTATAACTGCAAAATTGCAGTTTTTCGTGTCGTGCAAAATAGCGGCTATAACTGCATTTTTACAACAACTTGTAATTCAAATTATTACGAATCGTTTAACCCGCGCTGCCGGGCTCCTTGCGGCCCACGTTCTCGCCATCGATCCAGAAGCGCCCATCATCCTTGAGCCGGGTCTTGATGGTGCGGGGTTTCAGATCCATGTATTCGGCCAGCGCGTAGATGGTAACGCTGCCGTCCATCATGCAGGCTTCAAAGGCGGTGTCCAGTTCGGCCTTTTTGTCCTTGGTCACCTTGCCTTTATCGCCCCAGCGCTTGGCGGCACCGCGGCTGCCCAGCGTCCTGAAATCGCTGTCCGGCTGCAGGTCCTCCAGCAGGCCGCTGTCCGGCTTGTGCACGGGGTAGTCGAACCAGAGGTTCACCGGGTCGAAGCGGGCGAACTCGCGCAGGGTGCCCTCGATGCGCCATGCGGTCATGCCGTCGGCCATTTTCTCGGCAGCGGTCACGTCGGCGTCGATGGCCCGCAGATCCGCAAGGCCTAGCTTTTCCTTTGCAATGGTCAGCATCCGGTGGCGGCTGAGGGCGTCGTCCGGGCCGTAGGCGTCCGCATGGCCGCGCTTGTCCAGCATGGCCTTGATGACCCGGCAGGCGGCCTTGTTGTGGAGCTGCTCCCGGATGGCGTCGGTGGGCACCAGCTCGGTCATGTCCAGCATGGCGTCCGGGTCGCGGGCGAACACGCCGGAGCCGCTGGCACGGTCCATGCTGCGCTTGCCGCCCTGTGCACCTTTGCTGTGGTGATGGCAGTAGATCACGGCGCAGTCCAGCGCGCGGCACACAAGGTCGAACTGGTTGCAGAACTTCGCCATCTGGTCGGCGCTGTTCTCATCGCCGGTGATGACCTTATAAATGGGGTCGAGGATGACGGCGGTGTAGCCTTTTTTCTGCGCCCGGCGGATGAGTTTTGGGGCCAGCTTGTCCATGGGAACAGATGCGCCGCGCAGATTCCAGATGTCGATGTTCTTCAGATTGTCCGGTGCAAGGCCGAGGGCAGTGTACACGTCCTTGAAGCGGTGCAGGCAGGAAGCCCGGTCCAGCTCCAGATTGATGTACAGCACCTTGCCCTGTGCGCAGGAGAACTGGCCCAGCCACGGCTTGCCCTCGGCAATGGCGATGCACAGCTCGATGAGGGCGAAGCTCTTGCCCGCCTTGCTGGGGCCTGCCAGCAGCATCTTGTGGCCCTTGCGCAGCACCCCGAAGATGAGCGGGTCGGCCAGCGGCGGCAGGCTCTCCCAGTCGGCGGCGAGGTTCTCGGTGTCCGGCAGTTCATCCGTTTCCGCTTCCAGCCAGTCCCGCCATTCATCCCAGCAGGATTTTCCAATGTTCGTTTCCATCAGTATCTGCCGCTTGTCACCGCGTGGGATGCCGGGCATCCGGGAAAGGCGGGAAGGGTTGCGGTTCTGCTGGTCGATGGTCAGGCCGTTTTTCTGGCAGGCGGCATAGAGATAATCCACGCGCTTGCGGTACTCGGCGTAGTCCGGGGCATCCACCTTCACGATGGCGTGGACGCTCTTGCCGCCGGAGTAGACCAGCGCCGCACAGGGCAGTTCCAGCTGTTTGATGATGGCCTGCTGCTTGCCCAGTTCCATGTTGTCGCACTCCACGAGGGCGTAGCGGTAGGCGGTGATGTTGGCATCCTTGCGGCCAGTGCCGTCCACGGGGTTGAAGCAGATCCAGGCACCCACCTCCGGGTCCCAGTCGCCCAGCACCTTGCCGAGATCGCCGCCGCAGGTATCCAGCTCGGAGATGAGCTGCTTCGCGGTGCGGCTCCAGCTGCCGCGTGTCGGGCGGCGCTTGTCGTCGGCCATGAAGCTTTCGGTCACATAGGCCACATACTCATCTTCTTCGAACAGGGCCTGCAGGTAGCGCTTGAGCTGGTCGGCAGGGTCCCACTGCTCAGGCAGGTTCAGCTCGTGAGCTTCCACCCAGCGCGGGTCCACCAGACGGCCTTCCGGCTGGGCACCGGGGCCGGCAGAAATGTCATCGTTCCAGTCCAGCGCGTGGCCTGCGGGGCCGCTCCATCCGTGGGAATAAGCCAGCTGGAAGATGCTGCTGGCCGTGACAGGGCTGCCACCGCCGCCGTGAAAACTTTCCCATTTCTTAACGCACTCGCCCTTGTGGTAGCGGCCCGCGTCGCGGGTGCTCCACTGCTCCCAGACAGTCACCGGCAGGCCGGAGTCTTTCAGCCCCATGCCCACCATGAGCCACTCGTCATAGGTCAGGGCGGCCGGGGAGATGAAGTCCAGTGCTTCCTTGAGTTCATTTTCATGTTCCATTCGTGTTACCATCCAAAGTCAAAATGACTGTCCGGCGCAGCGGGCGGCTCGGCGGGCGGGGCGTAAGTTTTGGGGTTCACGCCCTTGGGCACACCGCGCCAGCCCTGCGCTGCAATGCGGTCGATCATGTGCTTGGCGGCGTCGAAGCTCCATGTGCCCACGCTCTGGAAACCGTAGCGTTCCAACACGCGGATCTGTTTTGGCGTGGTCAGACCTTCGGCGCGGCGTTTGTTCAGCCGGTCCAGCAGCAGGGATGCTTTGCCTGCCGATTCCACGGCATCCGGCAGAATGCCCATCTTCTCGAGAGCGGCAGACTGCTCGGCGCTGGGCGGGCCTGCTTCCCAGCCAAAGGCCGGCACATACCCGGCGAGGTCCTCAGCCTGGATGCTCATCTCGTACTGCAGCGGGTCCACCAGCTTTGCTTTTTTGCGGCGCTGTTCTTCCAGCTGCTTGGCGAGGGCTTCCTCCCGCTGGGCCACTACGTCCTCGCTGGCCTGCACGGCGGCTTCCTCGATGTCCTCAGGGCAGCCGGTCTGGGCCAGATTTTCAGTCATCTGGCGGGCCACGGTGCGGTCCTCGCACACAAGGTCTGCCGGGCGGCACAGCTCGTGCTTGTCGGTCATCCAGAGAAAGTCCAGCAACAGCAGGTCGGTCTTGCCCGGTGAAAGGCGGGTGCCGCGTCCGACCATTTGGCTGTACAGGCTGCGCACCTTTGTGGGCCGCAGCACCACCACGCAGTCCACGGACGGACAATCCCAGCCCTCGGTGAGCAGCATGGAGTTGCAGAGCACATTGTACTTGTCGGCTTCGAAATCGGCCAGCACCTGCTTGCGGTCGTCGCTCTGGCCGTTGACCTCGGCGGCGCGGAAGCCGTGCGCGTTGAGCAGGTCGCGGAACTTCTGACTGGTCTTGATGAGGGGAAGGAACACCACCGTTTTGCGGTCACGGCAGCGCTGGGCCATTTCGGCAGCGATCTGTTCGAGGTACGGGTCCAGCGCGGTGCCCAGCTGGCCCAGCGAGTAATCGCCGCTGGTAAAACCAACGTCGGTGATATCCAGCTTCAGTGGGATGGTCTGGGCCATGATCTTGCACAGATAGCCCTCCTTGATGGCGTCGGTCAGCTTGTACTCGAAGGCCAGACTGTCGAACACCTCGCCCAGATTGCGCATGTCGCCGCGGTCGGGCGTGGCGGTGACGCCCAGCACCTTGGCTCTGTCAAAGTAGTCGAGGATACGGCGGTAGCCGTCGGTGATGGCGTGGTGGGCTTCGTCAATGATGATGGTGCCGAAATAATCCTGCGGGAAACGTTCCAGCCGGGCGGTGCGCTGCAGGGTCTGCACGCTGCCCACGACCACCCGGAACCAGCTGTCCAGACAGGTGGATTCGGCTTTTTCCACGGCGCTGACAAGGCCGGTGGAACGCTGCAGCTTGTCTGCTGCCTGCTCCAGCAGCTCGCCCCGATGGGCCAGAATGAGCACCCGGTCCCCGGCGCGTACCTGATCGGCCGCCACCGACGCAAACACGATGGTCTTGCCGGTGCCGGTGGGCAGCACCAGCAGGGTGCGGGTACGCCCGGCTTCCCACTCGGCATGGATGCGGCCACGGGCCTGCTGCTGGTAAGGTCTCAGTTCCTGCCCCATCAGAATGCCCCCTGCGTCCAGCCCTGCGTGGGCGCGGCCTTGGGCTCCGGCGGCGGCAGGAAGCGCTGCACCTCGTTGCTCTGGCCGGTCTCACCTGCGTGCGGGCCGCTCTGCTTGGTGTACTCGCGGACACCCAGCTTGCACATGCCTTTGGCACCCACTACGCTGTCCCAGCGGGGACGGAAGGTCTCGCCGCGCTTGCACTGGCCGATACTCTCGAAGAAAGCGCCCAGCAGGCCCTGCGTCTTGGTGTGCAGGTACAGGCGGTGGGTGACGGTGGTGTCACCTTTGGCCCCGCCGTAGATACGCAGGGTCAGCTTTGCCATTTTGCAGGGCGGCAGCTTGGCGCTGCCCTCGAAGTGGGCGCGCTCCATGCCGGTGACCTCAAAGGGATACTCGCCCTCCGGCAGCAACACAAATTCCTGCTGTTCGTTGGTAAGATCGTCATCCCAGTCCAAAGCGAAGCCTTCGTTGTTCATTTCGTTCATAAGTAAGTCCTCCTGTCAGTTTGTTAAAAAGGAATGTCACGGTTGTCGAGTACCATCTGGTATACCTGCGGCCATGCGCCGATCAGGCAGCCCTCCACGAAATCGGCGGGATAGTCCTTGATGGGCATGTCTTCCGGAAAATAGCCCCGCTTGCCCACGACGCCCTGCAGTTCTTCGCTGCTGACCTTGTTGGCGCTCATGAGAGCGGCCAGCTTTTCGGGCACGCCCAGGCTGAGCAGCACGCTCTTTTCGGAACTTTCCATCGGCGGCGTGGCCTGCGGCTGGGGATGAGAGACAGGCTTCGTTTCCGGCTGCGGGCTGGGCAGGATATCCGCTTCCGGCGCGGGAGCCGGAGCGTGCTGCACGGGCGTCTGCGTGGCTGTCAGTGCGCTGCTGCCGGGCAGGCAGTGGGCAATGGCGGCGTAATCGAAGGAAATCTCATCCGGCAGGTCAAAGCGGTTCTTGGCGTCCCAGCAGGCATGGTGGGTGGTGTACAGCACCCGCTTGCCGCCGCTGGCCTTGTTCTTGGCGTTGGGGCTGCTGCTCGCCTTTTCCACCACGGTCTTGTAGTTTGCGAACAGCAGCATGTCGCACCATTCCCGCAGCAGCGGGGCTACCTGCTTAGAGGTCTTCATGGTCCAGCGGTCGTAGTTGCCCACGGCGTCGGGCTGCTCAAACTTGGTGATGGCGGCATGAGCCAGCACCACCACGTTGTGCCCGGCATTCAGCACTTCTTCCAGCGCGTCCAGCAGCTTGCTGAATTCCTCCTTGACGTAGGTGTAACCCTTGCCGTAGCCAAAATCCTCAATGCCGTTGACTTTCGCTTTGGCGCACACGGCCTGAATGCACAGCCGTTCAGCCCAGTCGGCGGTGTCGATGACCAGCGTGCCGCAGGGGATATTTCCCTTGCGCACCTCGGCTACCTCGTCCAGCAGCATGGCCCAGCTGGTGGGCTGGGGCAGGCGCTTGACGTTCAGCCGCTTGGTGCCGCCCTCGGTGTCGATGAACACGGGGTCCGGGAAATGGGAGGCAAAGGTGCTCTTGCCGATGCCCTCCGGGCCGTACAGCACGGTCTTGACCGGGGCGGACTGCACACCGGCAGTAACTGCATACTTGCTCATTTAAAACGCTCCTTTCGTCCAGCTTTTGGGCTGGGGCTTTTCGGTGACGGGCGGCGGGGTGATGTCGGTATCCTTCACCATGCCGTCCTCGATGATGATCTGGCACTCGCTGCCGGTGGAAACACGGGTGGCGATGGCCTGCAGGTGCTCTGCTTCCAGCCAGCGGCCAAACTCGGTCAGGGTGGTCATGTCCATCTGCTCGAGCTTGTCCAGCAGAACGAAGCCGCAGTCCGGGTTCAGGCGGCGCACAATGGCAGCGGCTACCCGCAGCTGGTCGCTGCCGGACATGTCCCGCCAGTGCTTTCCTTTATAAGTAAGGGCACCGTCCTCGACGCTCAGGCCCCGCAGCGGCAGGTCTGCGCCGTTCAGCAGGGCCATACGGTCAGCGCGCTTCTGGGCGATCTGCTCGGTCAGGCGCTTGTACTCGCTGTCATACTGAACAGCTTCGTCTTCAGCGCGGGATTTTTCAAGGTTGGCGCGGACTTTGCGGTTGGTCTCCTCAATGTCGCGGATGGAGGCTTCCAGCTCGGCGGTAGACTCGTCCTGCAGATCGGCGGCTGCGGTCTGGGCGATTTTTACATCGGCCTGCATCGTGTCAAGCCGCTGCCTTTCCGTACTCAGCTGAAATTCAAGGTCAGCAACAACTTTTTTCTGCCGCTCGAGCAAATCTGTGAGCTGAGCCAACTGACTGCGCAGGCGCTGGTTTTCGCCGTTGCGGGCCAGAATATCCTGCTGCTGGCGGATGAGGTCGGACGCGCTCACAGGCTCATCCGGAGCTTCCGGGTAGGAGATGAGCTCCTCGGCAAAGTGCTTTTTCTGCGCGGCCAGCTGGCCGGTGAAGGTGCGCTTGTCGTACAGGGCCTTGATCTCCATATCCCGGGTGTGCAGCTCGGTGCCGATGCCAATGATCTGCAGCAGGATGTCGGCCTTTTCTTTGTCCGACGCTTCCATGAAGCGGGGCAGGTCCAGCGCCAGCGGCTCCACAAAGGCGTTGAGCAGCTGCTGGCCGCTGCGCCGCCCGGTGGGGTCGGTGACGGTCAGGCTGGCGTTCTTGCCCTTGCGCTCCACCACAACGCCGTTGGAGAGCTTCACTTTCAGATGCGCCGGGGCTACCGCACCGTCCCGCTGGGCTGCATCCGGACGGAAACGCTCCCCGCCCAGCGCCCACGCCAGCGCGTCCAGCACGCTGGTCTTGCCCTGATTGTTGTTGCCGCCCACGATGGTGAGCCCGGTGGGCGACGGGGTGAGCGCAACGGCCTTGATGCGCTTGACGTTTTCGGCTTCCAGAGCCGTGATTTTTACAGACATGCGGATACCTCCCCTTGAATTTGTCCGAGTGTGTGGATGAGCTGATTGGCAGCCGGTTCCCGCTGCTCGGCCGGCAGTTTCTGGAACTGTGTGCGGATGCTCTGCCAGGTGTTCGTAATGGAGCGCCCCGCCATGAGGATGCTGTCGTAGGCGTTCCGGGCATCCTGTTCCTGCTGGGCTTTGTAGTCGGCGGTCATGCCGGCCGCGATCTCGTAGGCCTTTTCGCCTGCGCGGCGGTCTACCTCGTCCTCATCCACCACGGCGGTGATGGGCTGTTTTTTCAGAGCATCGTTTTCGGCCTTGAGCTTGTCGGCCCGCAGCTTGGCCGCTTCGGCCACCTGCCGGGAACCCTCCAGCTGCTTCTCGGCCTCCTGCGCCCGGGTTTCGGCCTTGCTCTGCAGCTTCCAGGCTTCTTCCTCTCGGGCCTCGGCCTTGTCTGCACGGTCCTTCTCCTGCGAGGCTTTCAGGCCTAGCCGGTTGCAGTCCTTGGCGGTGCTGATCTGGTCGGCCCGAGCCTTGTCCCGTTCGGCTTCTGCCTTTTCCGCACGGGCCTTCTCCCGCTCGGCCTGATTCATGGCATTCACCCGGTCGGTGCGCAGCTGCTGGTTCTCCTTGAGCAAGTCCTGATAGGCTTTATTGCTGGAGACCTCGCCGTTCTTGACCTTCTCCACCAGTTCCGGCGGGGCGCTGGGCTTTGCCACGGCATACAGCAGGGTCGGAGGCAGGGATTCCAGCACGGCCCGCTGCCGGGGGCTGCTGTCAGCCAGCAGAGCGGAGACCTGCAGCAGTCTGTAAGCGCTGTCTTTAGTAATGCCGATGTGCAGGCACCAGGCACGGAAAGTATCCTCTTTTTGGGCAAATCTACCGTTGTCGCATTGTGCGACAACGGTGCTGCACAGCTCATCGTGGGCCAGCGCAATGTTATCGCCCATGTAAACAAGGCCCTTTTCGGCCAATTTTTTGCCGTGAAGATACCCGCTTTCTGCAAGATGCAGGGTCGCCACGGTCTGCTCCGGCAGGTCGGAATAATCAAACTCCGGGCATTTGTCCTGCTGGATGAAGGTCAGGGGCTTGTCCTGCGGGGCTGTCGATAGCAGAGACGCAGAAGAAGCTTCCGCCGATGCGGCAGGGCCCGATTCGCAGCTCTGCGGAGACGCAGCGGGGACTGATTCGCTTGCATCCGCCGCGCTCTCCGAGGTGGTCTGCATTTCCGCCGTGGCATTCGGCACAGCACTCTCTGCCGTAGTCGCAGCAGCATCCGCATTCGGGACAGTCGCACATGTGGGGTCCTCCTTTGCTTTTTCAATGTCAGCCAGGATTTTTTCCATCTCCTGCTGTGGGGTTATGTCCTTGCGGCTGCCGTCCGGGTTAAAGAACCGGGCGAACAAAGCTGCCTTGGCAGCAATGCCCTTTTTGTTGGAAGCGCAGACGAATGTACAGCAGTAGCGGCCATTGTGGGAGTAATCAGTGGGGCGAATCTCGTCTCGAGAAAAGTTGCCGGTGATTTCGCCCAGCGGGAAAGTATCTTTGACCCATGCACTGATCTGTTCCAGAAAGTCGAAATCCAGGCTTACCACAGAGCAGGTGCATTTGTCTTTGGTCGAGCCGATAAAGTGGGAGTCATATGAGAGCGTTCTGCTCGTCCGACATTCGTACCCCTTAATATCCTGCACGAAACGCTTGGCAGCCTCGTCCCACTTGTTGCCGCCCCACGGCATGGCGTAGGGACAGCCATAGCATTCATGTCCCGGGCCGTATCCTTCTAGACGATTGCCGGTGTTGTCGGCATTGCTGGATTTCTGCACCCGCTGCCCGCATTTGCAGATGTAGGTGGTCATACTCGCACCTCCGTGTCCTTCAGGCGGTCGAGCATCTCGGTGAGCAGAGCGCCGGACAGCGGTTTGATGTCACCGCCGCGCCAGCCGTAGCAGAAGATGGTGCCGCAAAGAGGCTGGCCGCGCACAACGCGGTTGACGGGCTGGCCTGCCGTGCGGAAGAACAGCACCGCCGGGGTGCGCGGGAAGATGTAGTGCTCCACCGTGCCGCCCAAACGGGACTCCATGGCGGAGAGAGTATCCGGCAGATTTGCCGGTTCCGGGGCCTTGCCCGGCTCAATCAAGATACCTTTCATACTTGTAAAAACCTCCAAAGTGTGTTATCCTTCGGGGTGATGGAGTCGTTCAAACCATCATCCCTTGCAGCTCGTCGGTGCGCCAACACCGGCGGGCTTTTTGTTTGTCTGCATCTTCTGCAGCATGTACTTGCCGTAGGATATGCCCAGCTTGTCCGCGGCACGGCAGTCAGCCCGGAACTCGGCCTCTCGATCTTCCGCCGTCTTGACGGGTTCGGCCGGCTTCGGCTTAGTAGACCGGACTCCTTCGTTCTTCCGTGCCCACCACTTGGCGGTCTGTATCCTGTGGTGCTCTTTCTGGCAGGCAGGACAGCGCATTTTTGCGTAATGGACGTTGTGCATTACCATTCCGCAGTCAACACAGACGCGGGTGTACGCCATACCGTTGTGCGCCATATTACCCCGCCTTCCTGCCGCTCTTGATGGTATTGCGGGGCTGCTTGTGGACCTTGCGCTGTCTGCGCTCCCGGTCCTCGGCCACAAAAGACAGCCGCATGAACAGCAGCGCGGCCAGAATGAGCACCATGGACGTGATGAAGCAGCTGACCATACTCTGGTCGGTGGCAGCGCCCTCGACGCCGCAGGCAAAGACCATGCCCACGGCAAAGCAGGCCATGGCCAGCCACTGGTAAACGGTGGATTTGATTCTCATGCGGTTTCTCCTTTCTCAACAGCGGGGAAGAAATACTCCCCGATCTTCTCCTGCGGGATGTGCAGCACCCGGCAGATGGCGGTGATCTCTTTGATTTCCCAACTGCCATTATCCTCCGGCTCGTTCAGGCGCTTGTTCAGCGTGCGAGGCTTCAGACCTGCCAGTTCTGCGAGCTCTCCCTGCTGAAGGTCCTGATCTTCATACAGACGCCGGAGCTTCAGATAAGGTTTCTTCATGGTTAGGCCTCCTTTTTATTGCGCGCGTTGATGATCGCGGTAAGCGCAGCGTTAAACTCGCTTTCAGACTTCTTCGGCGCATAATGACCGTTCAGGACCTGAGAGACGTACTTGGGATTTTTGCCCATCTGCGCAGCGAGTTCTTTGCCGGTGACGCCAGCGTTGTGCATTTTCCCAACAAGTTCACCTGTCCATTGTGCAGGCATACAATTCTAACCTCCTTCAGCATAAAAACTTGACTTTGGTTAGAACTTGCGGTAAGATGATGGTGCTAACAATTATCCAGCGCAAATTCTAGCCTGAGCCATTCAGTTGTTTCCGGGCTTTGTTTGCTAACCAGATTCAACTGTGACACTATGATATCTGAATTTGGTTAGAAAGTCAATGGAAAAATCTGAATTTGGTTAGTTTTGTCGCTCTGCACAAAAAGGAGCGTTGAAAATTGTGTTTTATGACCTTTACAATGAGTTGTGCCAGAAAAAGGGCGTGAGCTGCAGCCGAGCGGCTAAAGAAATCGGTTTGAGCAACTCCACAGTGACAAAATGGAAAAATACAGGCGCGACACCTTCCGGTGACACTCTTTCTAAGGTGGCAGCCTATTTTGGGGTGTCGGTGAATAACTTGATAGGCGAACAGAAAGGCCCCGCCGCACAAGGCGACGGGGTCACAGATGATGATATTAAATTTGCGCTTTTTGGCGGTGGACCGGTTACGGACGCTCAGTACGAGGAAGTAAAGCAATTCGTCCGGTTCATAAAGGAGCGGGATGCAAATGGGAACAAGGGCTGACTTTTATAAAGTTGCGTCCGAAAACAATGTGGAGATTTTGCATCGTCCATTGCCCATTACTGGCAGTATGTCCACAGAGATATGTGGGCAGTGCTTCATTGGGCTGGACAATTCACGTTCTTATACATATGCGGAAGAACAGGCTCGTATTGGGCACGAACTGGGCCACTGTCTATATGGTGGATTTTATTCAATAAAAATGCCGTTTGACATTATCGAGCGTCATGAGGTACGGGCAGACCACTGGTATATTCGCCATGCAATACCAAAGCAACAACTGTTTGCGATGTTAAAGCAAGGGCGAGACGCCTGCGAAATCGCGGAGCTGCTGGACACCACAGAAGAATATGTCCGGCGAGCTTACTACTATTATAAAGATACTGAGGAATTAACCGAGGAGGAATTGGAAAATGCCTAAATGTACTCGATGCGGCAGAAAAGGATTTTTCCTGAAGCTGACGGATGGGTTGTGTGCGAACTGTGCATCCACTGTCAGAATGGAGCAGGAGCAGGCGGTGCTGCAGAGCAAACTGGCTGATTTGAATACAAAACTTTCTGATCAGCAGGCGTTGTTTGATAAAATCTCTGCGGAAGCCAAAGAGGCTGGTATCGCAAAGGCAAAAGCTGAGAATGCTGAGCTTACCACGCAAAATCTCCGACTTCAAGAACAGAACCTGGTACAGACAGAAAAGCTGCACCAAGCAAAGGACAGTGAATCAAAAGCCTTAAAAAGTTCTGACAACGCCTTGCAAAGAGTGCGTCGAAGCAAAGAGTTGATTAAAGCAATCCAGCACGCCAGCGAAGCATTCGGCACAGAAAACGAGTTGCCCTCTGTGGATGACTTGCTGAAGGATGCGGATGCCCTGATGCAGCCCACCGTGACCCTTACGCTCCAGTGTCTGGACATGAAGGAACTGCGGAAGCGGTATAGAGAAAACGAAAAGAACATCCAGGCGACCTTTGAAAAATACAAAGACCGTTACACAACAAAGGCCAACATCACAATCTACCGACTGATGGTCATTGCGCTGTCGGCAGAGTTGCAGAATGTACTGAATAATATCAGCTTTGGCAAGCTGGATGATGTGCTGAACGATATTAAAACGATTACCAACAAATATTATGTAATTGCGGCGGATGGCAACCAGAGCATTGCTCCCACGGTCAAGAAGTTTATTGGTGAGCTGGATTATTATTTTCAGGAAGCCGTTAAAATCGAGTATGAATACTATGTTCAGAAAGAGCGCGCCCGTGAGGAGCAGCGTGCTATCCGTGAACAGATGCGGCAGGAAGCCGAGGAACGCCGCGAGCTGGAACGCCAGCGCAAGCAGATTGAAAAGGAAGAAAGCAAGTATCACGACCAGATCAGTCAGTTGACAGAACAGATGCAGTCTGCAGATGATGAAAAGACAAAGCTGCTTCAAGCACGCATTGAAGAACTGCAGCGTCAGCTGGGCGCGGTGGCTGAGCAGCGTGATAAAATTGTTCAGCTGCAGAACGGTAAGGCCGGTAATGTGTATGTTATCAGCAACATTGGATCGTTTGGTGAGAATGTGTTTAAAATCGGCATGACTCGTCGTTTGGAGCCCATGGATCGTGTGAATGAGCTTGGCAGCGCAAGCGTGCCGTTCCCGTTCGATGTCCATTCGATGATTTTCTCCGACGATGCGGTCAGCCTGGAAACTAAACTGCACCACATCCTGAACGATCAGCGAGTGAACAAGGTGAATCTGCGTAAGGAGTTCTTCCGTGTGTCGCTGGATGATATCGAAAAGCTGGTAGGTGAAATCGCTCCTACCGCTGAGTTTAAGAGAACAGCGCTGGCAGAACAGTATCGTCAAAGCCTTTCTATCACGCATGTGTCTGAGAACCCAGATGCGGCAGATGATGAAGATGAAGAAATAGCTGAATAAAAAGAAAAACCTCCTCCGGTGTTACCAGCACCGAAGGAGGTTCCAGAACCGCTTACCCGAAGGATGATGCAGTTCTGTACAGAATTGAAGCCTCTGTATAGACTATGATACCACCTCCGGGCAGGCTTGTCAAAGTGTACCCTTTTGGAGGTGTATTTTATTATGGGACTGCGAACCAATACGGCCATTTGGCTGCCGAACCAGCAGCGCTGGCAGA